AACAAGAAACCATGCAACGTTTCTTTGAAATATGTTTTGAGCCTGGTAGTCAAATGATCGAACGCGACGATCCTAAAGCTGATGGTGATATCAAATTCGCTGCCATTGATCAGATGTTAGAAAAACTAAAACTAACAAATCTAAGACCCATGGCTGTTGAAATGGCTAGAGAATACGAGGGCGATTATTTAGACTTAGAAAACTTTAAACGTCAATATAAGCCTAGACCAGATCAAGCAGGTAAAAAGATACAGTACGGTAAAGAAAGAAAGAATGCTATAGCTAATAGCACTTGGCCAGATTGGCACGGTGGGCAACAGTTAAACGAAGCAGAAGTACAGGCACAACTGCGCAAAGGCATGCCACATCTTCGTGATTTGAAACCAATGGATTTGTTAGATCTCTTAGATGAGATTCACGACGGCAACGGAAACTTTAAATTGCAAAATATCCCATTGAATGTAAAAGTAGACGGATTCGGTGGTCGATTTGGTAAAAATTCAGATGGTAAACCTTTCATGGGTACTAGTCGAACTCCCCCGCGCTATGAAGCAACATTCTTAAAATATCATCAAGAAAAAGGCACACAGGATCCGGACATACTGGGCCGTGCAAAAATGTTTGATGATTTGTTTAACGAAATGATGAAAGCAGTTGAGCTAGTTGACAGTAAATTAGGGCAAGATTTTTTAGTCAACAAACAAGTGACCTGCGAAGTATTATTTCTGCCATTTGCTACAGAAACTCCAGAAGGTAAATTGAGATTTGTAGGTATAGAATATGATCGATTGCCAGACGGTATACAGCTCGCTCTTGTTCCTTTCCATGTCAGCGATGCATCAACCGGGGAAGCACTGCCCGATAGCCACCAAGTGGTTAAGAAATTAACAGGGCTTGGACAACAGGGTAGTGTAATGTTTATTAACAACAGTCTAACTCAAAGCCAAGCATTGGATGTTACTGCTATTGTTCCGCCGATGGAAAACATTGAACAGATTAAAGCGATGTTGTCTAGCGGCAAACTGTCACTAAAACGTGAAGCTAAAGAAATTCTACAGCCGATTGCATTAGAATTGGAAAAGGCAATCATTAACGATCCCAACATTTTAGGCAAAGACCTACTAGGACAAGACTACGAAGGTATAGTTATCAACAGCAGATTAGGCCCTATCAAAGTTACCAGTGCTGAGCAACGGGCAGTCATTGCAGGTAAAAATGCTGCCAAGGCCAGCGCCCGTACAGAACGTCCGAGAGGTAATGTCAAAACTGCGGTAGTTGCTGTTGGTAGTTTTGTTGGGCATAAAGGGCATGAACAATTATGGGATCACACTGTTACCTTGGCTAAATCATTGGGCGGGGATCCTTATTTGTTTATCGGCAATGCTGAAGGCAAAGATGATCCTATTCCCCCAGCAGTAAAAGTACAAACATGGCATAAACTTTATCCAGAATATGCAAACAACATAGGTACCGTGATACAGGGCGGTGCATTAATACAGAAAATTAAACATGAACTAATTAATCCTTTGCCAGGAAAATCCCCGCGTTATGATAATATTGTTATCGCAGTGGGCAAAGATCGCGCTAAAATGGCAACAAATATGGCTGCGGCCCTGATGAAGGCTGTTAATAAATTCCAAGGCTATGAACATGTGAAAGTAACTCCGTATATCACAGAGCGTGACGAGGCTGCAGGAGGAACTGGTATAAGTTTTAGTAATTTACGAAATGCATTGAAATCAGGTACGCCTGAACAACAATATCAAATTTGGAAACATGGATTTGATGAGGCAAAATTAGGTAAAGAATGGATTGAGCACTTAATGAATCTAACCAGACAAGGTATGGGACTGCACGACAAACAAGAACAGCCGCCCGCAGATCCGCTAAATATAAAAGAAGCCAATAACTGGATTAGAAAAATGCGAGCAAAAGAGTTTTTAGCAGAAATAAGTACTAAGCCTAGCGGTGATAGACACGAAAATCATAAAGATGCTAGTCAAGGATATATCCTTTCACGCGACGTTGGCGGGTATGATCGTACCTATCATTTAAATCGCATTATGATGGCTACTGCTATGGCCGATGGAAAGAGTATGAAGCCTGTAGAAATGCCCGATAGTAGTTTTGTCGAAAAATACAATGTAGCATTTCCATATACAGATGAAGAACGACTAATGATGTTCCAGGCACTTGCCACAATCCCGAGCGATGCAGGGGAGCTAGAAAAACGTGCTAAGAGTCAAGAATCTAAGGACACAAATAAAGTAAGTCCTGTGAACAAGCCCAAGCGCAATAGGTATGGTGTATAATGAGAGCTAAAGAATTTATAATACTTAAAGAAGATGATAATGGTGGTGTAGATGGCACTGGTACACATCCCGGGCATGTACACAACGGCAAACGCAACAAGATACATGACCATCACGAAGCCGCTATCCCCGGTATGATAAGTATTCCCGATTGGCCAGGTCACTACTATGACATGTATCGTCTCGGTGTACACATGGCGGGTAGTCCACACAATCAATCAGAGCACCAAGGTTATGCCGCTAACGAAATGGTATTAACGCAATTTACCGAAGTAGACACTGATATGATTAATCATAGTGCTAAAGCGTTAGGTGTCAAACTAAAAGCTATTACTAAAAAAGGTAGCCAAGAGCCAAAAGAAACAAACACTACTAGCATTGTGGCCCAAAAGAAAAAGAATAGATACGGTGTATAATGGAAGAAAACAAATATCATTTAAGTTTAAAAACAGCATTTGCTAGTGAATTTAGTTTTTATCTAAAAGCACATAACTTTCATTGGAACGTAGAAGGACCGTTATTTGGTCAGCTACATGAATTATTTCAAACTATATACGAAGAAGTCTATGGTAGTATTGACACATTTGCAGAACACCTACGTGCTTTACAAATATATGCTCCTGCTAGCCTACAGAGATTTAGCCTACTTACAGCAGTAGAAGATGAAAATCAAGTACCAGACTGGACTAGTATGCTACAAGAATTGTTATCAGATAGCGAAAAGATGGCAGAAATATTCCGTATTACTTTCGATATGGCTGAAGCACACGGGGACCACGGGCTTAGTAATTTCCTAGCTGATCGACAAGATGCGCATAAAAAACACAGCTGGATGCTACGCTCGAGTTTGAAATAATGGATGATCTAGCACGTCTTAAGAAGTTAGCAGGAATCACAGAATATGCAGGACTGCAACCTTATGGCGGAAGTAACATCAGTATAACTGGTACAGAAAAGAAGATCATAGAACGCGAACAGAATATACAACCCGGAACAGAAGAATGGTTTAAACTATGGTTTAGTTTACCCAAGTTCATGGGCGGCGAATCACCTGTAAGCATGGGCCACAGAGGATTTAGAGGAAGAACAAAATGAGATTCAAAGAAATAATAGATGAATCGGCCAGTATAGGTGCAACTAGTTCGGCTAGTATAGCTACCGTAGTAAATCCAGATTATGCTAATAATGCTAACAAAATGGGTGTAAAAAGCGTTAACGCACTGGATCAAGATGAAGTAAGTCTGTTTGGTGCGCCTATGGAAACTATAAAGAGCAAGCCCGGTAAGAAGGCAGCGATCATCAAACGACGCTAAATATATAAAGATAAACACGGAGTTTAACATGGCAGATTTAGATAATATGGACCCAGCAATGGGCGCACAAGATGATGTTGCAAATCATCATTTAGAGTTATCACCAGAAGAAAAGGAGCAACAAGGTAAAATGGCTAAAGCAGATCTATACAAACTAGCGAGCTACAGTAAAAAGTTGTTCGAACAGCTTCATGATGATGATCAATTAGAATCATGGGTTCAAGCTAAGGTAACCAAGGCAGCTGATTATATTGCATCAGTATATCACTATCTTGAGTACGAAATGAAATTCAATGATTACAGCAAGCACCTAAGCGATGCTGAAACTATGAACACTCTAAGTGAAGGTCAAAGAACTCATCTTATCAACATGTTAAGCGAAGCCAAAGATAAAATGAAAGAACTTAAAAAGACCCAAGCTGAAAAGATGAAGGGTGCTAAGGATCCAAAAATGGACGAAGGTAAAGAGCACGACGACAAAGATGCATTCGATGATAAAGCATCTACTGGTGATACTTACAAGACTTCAAAAGGTGGAAAAGTTACTAAAACTGCAAAGGGTGTTAAACACGAAAAACAATACTCAGATAGCTATAAAGGTCACGGAGCAGGTAGTGATAAAGATCTAGACGAAAGTATGTCAGAGCCATGTCCACACTGTGGCGGCGAGGGCCATGTTGCTAAAGCTCATCCAAGAGATCGTGCTCATCCAAATGTAGTCGCTAAAGCTGAAGCGTATCATACTAAGATGAAAGCTACACATGCCGCTATTAAGCGTATGAATAAAAGCAGTGAAGATGAATTAATTCCCGAAGGTAGCATGCCAATGAAGAAAGTCGGTGGCAAGAGCGTTCCAGCATTTGCGGCAGATGGCAAGGGCAAAAACGATTTAGCCAAAAAGAAGCTAAAGGAAGACATGAGTCCAGCTGAACTAGCTCATCATCATGCCAGCGAATATGCTAAACATCACAAAGCAGGCAATATTGATCTAATGAAGCATCACAAAGATGAATGTCAAAAATGTGGTGGAAAGATTAGTCACGGTGCAATGGGTGAATGCTATCATAGCCACCCAGCTATCCAAGGTGGCCAGATGTATGAGTGCCCAACAATGTCAACTGGAATGGCTTCAGCCCCAATGGCAGAAGGTAAGCCAAGTGCAGGTCTAAGTAAGGCTAAAAAATCAGCTGTAGTTAAGAAGGCTAAAGCAGGTGGAGACATCGGCAAGCCAGGTAAGAGCTTTGACAAAGTAGCTAAGGCTGCTGGTGGTGGTGAGAAAGGCGAGAAGATTGCCGCAGCCGCTATGTGGAAGAACATCAAAGAAACTACTGCTTACATGGCAGAGAAGAAAGCTATTGAAAAGAAAGACAAGCCTATGAAAGGCGACAAGATGGCTGACGAAGGCGGCAATGAGTTGACTGGTAAGTTGAAAGCCGCTCGTGAAAATGGTGACACTACAATGACTGTAGGTGGTAAGACTCTACCAGTCAAACCAGGCAAGCCAATTCCAGAGTCAACAGAAGTTGATCGTATGCGCGAACTTACAGGCCGTTTAAATCGTTCTGAAAAACCAGCTCTAGTTGAAAACCGCGAAGTTGATCAAATCCGTGCATTGACACAACGTCTATTGGGGTAATCCTCCGTGGACATGAAGCGCATACTACAGGCGATGGATGGTGTTGCTACTAAGCCTGTAGCAGGTGCTGATAGCATGGCTAAGTTTCTATCAGTTATCGATAAAAACGATGTTGAAATTCTTAACGAAGCAAGCAACCCGCATAAAGTTACATTGCCAGTTCAAATGGCAATGCAACACTATCAGCAAACTCCCCAAATAGAAAAGAAAAAGTTTACGAATACTAGTATTCGTAAGTTTTTCCACGATGTCGAACAAGAAGTTGCTGAGGAAAAAACTACCAAGCAACAGTTACTAAGACAATACAGTCAGACTATTGCTGAACGTGTTCTAATGCGTGAGTTCAAAGAAGCTGATAAAGAGCGCGATAAAAAATTAGATCAAAATAAATTAAGTGTCAAAGCACATCGTTTCCTACAGCAGGCGCATCAGATGAGCCCGGGGGATGAAGGTGACATAGAAGCTATGGCAACCGCCGCCAGTGAACTTGCTGATACAGCTAAACAACAACAGCATACCATAGATCGACAGATGGATATGTATACACAGCTACAGGACCTGTTAGCCAATACTGAAGAAAGATTCCGAGATCTAAATGCAAAAGTTGCTAGCGGTCAAGTTACTCAACAGGATGCGGCAGTTGCCGCACAAGAGATAGAACGACAGCATGATACCCAAAAGGGTGAGATTGCTAAACAACATAAAGATCATGTTGAGCCCGGAAAGATGAAGCATGCTGAGCCGACCCAACCATCATCTCCGCCACCGACAGCAACTCCACAACCTACAGCAAAAACAAAGACAACAGCAAAAGCTCAACCGGCAAGAGTAGCACAACCTACAGCAAAACCTCAACCTACAGCAACTCCACGTGCAGTAAGAGCAACAACTGTTCCAACGGCTAGTGCTAGTCCACCCGAAATGCCGACTGTAAATCCGTTTGCAAATACTGTTGCCCAGATGACTGGTCAACATCGAGTTCCGAATATTAAAGGATTGCCAACAAGATCTCGCGTATCAACTATGCCAAACGATGATCTTGCTAATTTACATCATCCTGATAATCCAGCATCTGCATACATACAAAATATGCTAGCCGGGCATGAAAAAACTAGTAACCATCTTAATAACATTAAGAACAAAGTTCCTAACCAAGCAGATGCAATGGCTGAAGATATTCGTGGTGCCATTGCAGGAGCAGTTATAAAAGCCGGAACAACTCTATGGAAAGATCTAGTATCATCTTATTCCAAAGGATCACAAGCGGCTATAGTTCAATACCCTACAGGCTACGAATTAACGATTCCAAGAACCGAAATAGGTAAATTAATAGCACATCATATGTATGGCACTCCGGAAATGCGAACAGCGATTGAGAATGAAATCATACACGATCCCGGAGCATTAAGAGGATTTCTCAAAGCACCGGTGCCGACTCCACAGCAACAGTTACCTCTACAAGGTGAAATGCCATTTAAAGAACACTACAGTACGCGAGAATTATCGCATGCAAAAGTATTATCAACCGGTCCGGGGCCACAGGATAATGTGGTAGAAAAGGATGGTCGAGAAATGCTAGGGTTAGAAGATGCCAGTTCAACTATGAATCCGACACGTAGATATCGCATGATGCGTCGTATCAACAAACGTGCAAATATTGATCTAAGTGACTTAGAGCATGCTACTGATGAAGAGCTACATCAACTATATCAACAGCATAGTTTAAAAGAAAGCCCCATCTATGATCAGCCTGATAGAGATGTACACAATCCAGATGTGTCATATGATAAAGCTAATACACATCCGCTAGAAACAGTAATTAACATGGCTAATCACGATATATTGAGACTAGCAGATGATGTTAACAGTATGAAAACTATGAGTTTAGAGGGTAAACTTCTCGTATGGCAACGTATGGCCCAGGAATTTACCACGGGCGGTGTTATGCAAACACTAGCTGGTCGTGCCGCACAGATTGCACATGGCATCGAAGAACTTAAACTAGCTCGACAAACCGGCAAAGGAATAGCACCTAAGCGCCGACATGGGATCAGCAAGAATTTAGAATAAATAAGTACATTGTACGATATAGGATAAGATATGAATATTAGAGACCTAATGACTAGATTAGAAAGCATTGAACAACTAGATGAATTCCGTCTAAAAGATGTTCAAGCCGCAGTTGGTCAGAACCCTGACGCAAATGCTCGCGCAAAAATAATAGGCAACTTGGCAGTGCAGAATAAACTGCCAGGATTGTATGATCCAGTTGACGGTCACTATGTTGATAACACTGGTAGCAGAACATTCTTTCCACCAAGTAAAGATGTCGATATGCAGTTGGGTCCAATGGGACTTATTCCACCAAATAGTCAAAGTTCATCTGCGATCGGTAGTATAACCGGTATTAGCGGTGACAAGTATGATCAGCAGATTCGCGGTCAAAGTGCAAAGTTCAACACAGATGAAGATCATCGCGAGTTTAATCAAGAACACATAGCAAAACTAGGTCAGCTAGTTGATCAATTAAAGACTGCAAAACCAGATCCAGTAACAGCAACTACTACAGGTGGTACAACTACAGGTGATACAACTACAGGTAGCACTACTACTACAGGTAGCACTACTACCAGTCAAGATGCTAATACAGCTCCACAAATTAATTTAGCATATAATCCTGAAGTAAAAAAGATGCAAGATGCTATCCTACAAAAGGATCCTAATGCATTACCTAGATATCATGCAGACGGTAAACTAGGTCAAGAGACTATCGGTGCAATGCAGAAGTATCCCGATATTGCTAAACAGTTCAAAGTACAAGAAGGCATTAGAGTAGACATTGCCAAGAGTCTTGTAGAAAGTTTTGGTTATGATGCACAACTAGATGAATACAGTGCAAAACAATTTGGTACAGACGTTGATGCAGGCATACGAGGTCTAGCTAACGGTGTAACGTTTGGTTACGCTGATAATATTGCGGCCGGTGTTAATTCTGCATTTGGCAAAGACACTTACAAGCAAGCCTTAGAAAAAGAAATGGCAGCGACTGCTAACGCCAAAGCCAAGTCTAGCCAATTTGATATGGCTAACCCGTTACATAACTCTTGGACTGAAAAACATCTAGGTATGGATAAGACTATGACTATTAGTCCGTACACTACAGGTGAATTCGCAGGAATGGCAGCGGCGCCTATTCCCGGAGGTGCAATGGCCAACGCTGGCGGAAGAGTTCTTGCTAAAGCCGCCCCTACAGCATTAAAAGGTGCGGCTAATGTAGTAGGAAGAGAAACCACACAATTAGGTGCTAACTTTTTAACTAGTTTAGCTGCCAACATAACAAAAAACATTGGCGATATAAGTGCAATAGGATTAACCCAGGATCATGTTAATAGACTAGCTAAAATGGCTCCGGAAAAAATGTCTACTCTACAAAGTAGATTAGGTGTTCCTGTTACCGGACAACTCGACCCTTCTACTGTTAGAGCTTACGCACAAGTAGCACCTAAGCAAGAAAGCCAATCATTTAATCAACCTTTATCCGAATCAGAAAAGATGGCCAGCTTCCGTGATATGGTAAAGATGTTAGAAGCTAGTGTAGCCAGCGGCGTAACAAAAGATGCCGAGACTGGACTTACAAAAGATATTGTTAAGAAAGTATCAGGCAAGGGTGTTTCAAAAGATATTAGTGCTGCCACAGATGACGCAATTCTTAACGGCATATCAAAAGATGCTAATAAAAGCGTATCTAATACATCTAAAAGCGGTGTAAAAGACAGCGGAAACTCTACTAATACTATTAGCAATAATACTAATGTTAATGTCAATGCTTCAACCGTTATACCCCCAGGTGGCCTTGTGCAGATGTCAGTAACGGATTTGCAGAAAGCACTTACAAAAGAAAGAAACGCTGGTATTAAACTTGGTAAAAGCCAAGGTATTGCTTCAATGACTGAAAAAGAAGTTCAGTCTACTGCTTTATTAGCTAAAGAAGTTGAAAAAGTAGCACCTAAAGAAGCCGAAAATCTAGTAACAGCCGCCACTACACAAGGTAAGACAGGACTAGCCGGTTGGTGGGAGCGTAACAAAGGCAGAGTAAAATGGGGTGCGGCTGTACTTGCATTGATAGCGGCTCTACGCATTGGATCAGAATTTATCGGTGGTAACAACGATAACAATAATAATAACAACAACAATAATAACAATACAGTTGTACCAGTGGATGGTAAATGCCCGGCTGGTTATCAACTAAGTCAAGATGGTAAGACTTGTGTTAAGGTCAGCCAAGAGCCTAATCCAGCCCAGAAACCTACATGTAGTCTAGCACAGATGGATCTAGTTAAACAGATCAAAGCCGAGATGGCCGCACTAACTAAAGAGAATCAAGGCGGTGACGGTAATGTTGCAGACCCGGCTGTTGCACAAGCATTGCAAAGAGCTCAAGAAGTTATGGATGCGGCTTTAGCTAGCTGTACTCCGCCAAGTGGTGCTGAGCAAGCGGCTAATCCGGCACCAAAGGATCCTAGGATAACAGGTACTGTAAATTTACCAGGTAGAGACTTAAAATCAGGTACAGTATTTGCAGGCGATCCTAGTAATGGAACTGTTGCAGAAAGCGATGAACTAGCCCGCTGGCTTAAAATAGCTCGAGGTTAAAGAAAAATGGCAGATTTATTTCTGCCATTTCCACCTCTAAAATTTGACACACACAGATAATTAATATACAATAGGCTATAAAGGAGAATTTCATGTCAGGACGCAATTACGGACCAGAAGAAAAGGCAAAACTCGAAAGATTAATCAACGAAGGCTCTACAGTATTACGTGAAGTTGAAGATCTATCAGAAGGCTTAAAAGAAACAGTTAAGGCAGTAGCAGAAGAATTACAAATCAAACCGTCAGTTATTAATCGTGCAATTAAGATTGCTCATAAAGGTGACTGGACTGCGCACAATGAAGATTGGGCAGAGATTGAAGCAATTTTAGATATTACTAAAAAAATCTAAATAAGTATTGAATAGAAAGGTCCGCTGGCCACAAACAGCAAAGATGGTATTTGCAAGCCGTAAATTGCATGGAGAAGAGTATATATGTCTTACGTAGACGCATGGTTTGACCGCGACAACGACATTATTAAGATCGTTGAACGCAACAAGAAAGGTGAAAGAGAATTCCGTGACATTCCGGTTCGTCATACTTTCTATGTAAAAGATCCTAGAGGTAAACATACCTCGATATACGGAGATCCTGTACAACGGATCGTCTGTAAGAATACCAAAGAACTTAGAAAAGAACAAGCCATTAACAGTGGCAAAACTCTGTACGAAGCAGATATTAATCCTATATTCGTCACCTTATCGGAAAATTATCTTAATGCAGATCCTCCTAAACTACATACTGCATTTTTCGATATTGAGGTAGACTTTGATCCAGAGCGTGGCTATGCAAGCCCAGACGATGCATTCATGCCAATTACTGCGATTGCTGTCTACCTGCAATGGCTAGAGACCATGGTATGTTTAGCTATTCCGCCTAAAGGTCTTAAGATGGAAGATGCTATAGAGATGGTCAAAGATTTTCCTAATACCTACTTGTTCGACAATGAAGCAGAATTGTTAAACATGTTCTTAGACCTAATCAAAGATGCAGATATATTAAGTGGTTGGAACTCAGAAGGCTTTGATATTCCCTATACCACTAATCGTGTTATCAAAGTATTATCTAAAGAGGATACTCGCAGATTCTGTTTGTTTGATCAATTTCCTAAACGCAGAGAATATGAAAAATACGGTCGCCAATCAGTAACTTATGACTACATTGGCCGTGTACACTTAGACTACCTCGAATTATATCGCAAGTACACATACGAAGAACGTCATACATATCGTCTAGATGCTATTGCTGAATATGAGCTAGGCGAGCGTAAAACACAATACGAAGGTACACTAGATCAACTTTACAACAATGACTTTCGTACATTCGTAGAATACAACATCAACGACTGTATGCTGTTGGAAAAACTAGACAAGAAACTTAAATTCTTAGATCTAGCTAATACACTAGCACATGAAAATACTGTACTGCTACAAACTACTATGGGCGCGGTAGCTGTTACTGAACAGGCTATTATCAACGAAGCTCATCGCAGAGGATTTGTTGTCCCCAATCGTATCAAAATGGACGAACGTGAAGATAGTGCGGCGGCCGGTGCGTATGTAGCTCATCCTAAAGAAGGATTACAAGACTGGATCGGATCATTGGACATTAACTCACTGTACCCTAGTGCTATTAGAGCACTTAATATGGGTCCAGAAACTATTATTGGACAACTACGTCAAACACGTACAGACGAATATATTGAACTTAAGATGGCACAGAACAAGAGTTTTGCGGCCGCTTGGGAAGGTAAATTCGGCACAGAAGAATACGACAGTGTAATGAATCAAGAAATTGGCACAGACATTACTATCGATTGGGAAAATGGTGATGTTGATGTACTCAGTGCCGCAGAAGTTTATAGATTAATATTTGAAAGCAATCAGCCCTGGATGCTTTCGAGTAATGGCACCATCTTCTCACATGAGAATGAAGGTATAATCCCGGGGCTACTTAAACGCTGGTATGCAGAACGTAAAGAGATGCAGGCCAAACTAAAGGAGTCTATCAATGCAGGAAACAAAGTCGAAGAAGAATACTGGGACAAAAGACAACTCGTTAAGAAGATTAATCTTAACAGTCTCTATGGCGCTATTCTTAATTCTGGGTGTAGGTTTTTTGATAAGCGGATTGGTCAAAGTACCACACTCGTCGGACGACAGATCGCCAAGCATATGGCGAGTAAAGTAAATGAAATCATTACAGGCGAATATAATCACGTAGGTAAAGCAGTTATCTACGGCGACACTGACTCATGTTACTTCTCTGCTTATAAGACACTACAAAAAGACATCGAAGCTGGATTAATTCCCTGGACTAAAGAAAGTGTAGTACAGTTATACGATCAGATCGGTGAAGAAGTTAATCAAACATTCCCTCAGTTTATGCTAGATGCATTTCATGTGCCCAAGAGCCGTGGAGAAGTTATCAAAGCAGGTCGAGAAATTGTCGGATCAAAGAGTTTGTTTATTACTAAGAAACGTTATGCTGTTTTGTATTACGACAAGGAAGGTAAACGAGCAGACGTAGATGGTAAGCCAGGTAAGATCAAGGCTATGGGCTTGGATCTAAAGCGTAGTGATACTCCAGAATTTATCCAAAACTTCTTAAGTGATGTATTAGAAATGGTCTTAATGGGCAAGAAGGAACAGGAAGTGTTAGATCATATTAGTGAGTTCCGCATTAAGTTCAAAGCTCGACCCGGTTGGGAGAAAGGTAGTCCTAAACGTGCTAACAACATTACCGAGTATCAGGCTAAAGAAAAGAAGCAAGGTAAAGCTAACATGCCCGGTCACGTTCGTGCTAGTATCAACTGGAATACTCTTAAACGTATGTATGATGACAAATACTCAATGGCTATTACAGATGGTCAAAAAGTTATTGTCTGTAAACTCAAACCCAATCCATTAGGGTTTACTAGTGTTGCATACCCCGTAGATGAATTACGGTTGCCGCAATGGTTCAAAGATTTACCTTTTGATCACGCAGAAATGGAACAGACTATTATCGATAACAAGCTAGACAACCTTATCGGTGTTCTAAAGTGGGACATTGCCAGTACAGAAGAGAAAAATACTTTTAACAGTTTATTTGAGTTTTAATATGAAAATTATAATTGCAGGTTATGGATTTGTCGGCAAAGCAGTTGCTACTGCTATAGATAAAACAAACACAGTATATGTTATTGATCCAAAAATAAGTTCGCAATCAGTAAAAGATTATCCAGATGCCGATGCCGTTATTATTTGTGTTGGGACTCCGAGTAATGTGTTAGGAGACTGCGATACTAGTCAAATATACAATGTGATGAACCAAATACCTAGTAGTATGCTAGTACTAATTAAATGTACTGTTCGACCAGATTACCTAAATAAACTGGTTAAAGACTATCCTGATCACAAGATTTGTTATAGTCCAGAGTTTCTACGGGCGGCTACTGCTGTTGAAGACTTTGCTAATCAACAGAACATGATCCTAGGCGGAGATGATCCTGACGGTTTTTGGCATAATTTATTTAGAGAGTCGTTGACAAAATTACAAACAGTATTTTATTGCACCATAGAAGAAGCGGCAATGATGAAATATTCCATTAATGCTTTCCTTAGCGTTAAAGTTACATTTTTTAATCAATTGTATGACATGTGTCAAGCAGGCAACATAGATTATGCCACTATTGTGAGCCTGTTACAGTTAGATGATAGGATTGGACGTAGCCATATGCAGGTTCCGGGACCAGACGGAGCTCGTGGGTTTGGAGGGATCTGCTTTCCAAAAGACACAAACGCATTTATACAGTATGCTGACAAGCTATCTGTATCAAATACACTGGTAGAATCGGCAATAAAATACAATAAGAAAATAAGAAAATCATTGACATAGTCAAAAAATCTAAGTATAATCATTAAACACGGAGAATCATATGAAAGACTTTTTACAAGACCTAGTAGCACACACACATAGTTTGGGCTTTTTACCTTTGGTCAAGGTAACATCCAGCTCAAAAGCAACTACCATTGAATCACTAGCCGAAGATCGGTCAGTAATCCTTAATGCTAAATCGCATACACCAGTTGACGGCCTCGAAGGTACGTTTGGTATGCCTAACTTGAACAAGTTAGACTTGCATTTGAAATGTCCAGAATATAAAGAAGGTGCTGGTATTAAAGTAGTTACACAACAACGCAATGGTGAAGATATCCCAACGGGCTTACACTTCCAAAATGCACTAGGCGACTTTGAAAACGACTATCGTTTTATGAATCAAGACGTTATCAATGAAAAATTAAAGACTGTCAAGTTCAAAGGAACAAGTTGGGAAGTTGAATTTGAGCCTACAGTATCTAGCATCCAACGCTTAAAGTATCAAGCGGCGGCGCATACAGAAGAACAAGTGTTCCAAGTCTCTACAGATGGTAGTAATCTAGTATTCAGTTTCGGTGACGCAAGCACACACGCAGGATCATTTACTTTCCAAAGTGGAATTACAGGCAAGCTAAAGCAAACTTGGTCATGGCCCGTTAATGCTGTGCAAGCAATCTTAGCATTGTCAGGCGATATCACTATGAAGATTGCAGATGCAGGTGCATTAGCTATTACTGTTGATAGCGGTATTGCTGTATACGAATATATTTTACCAGCGCAGAGCAAATAATGGCTGAACTCCATAAACGTACTATACTACGAGCATTAAGTTATAGGATAGTAGCATTGCTCATAACTGCTTTATGGACCGGGTTAAGTGATGCTATTATAATTCATGTTATCTTAACTGCGGTTCATTACGCTATGGAAAGAGCATGGTTAAAAATTAAATGGGGAAAACTTGAATAAGAATTTAACAGCAAGTCAAAAAGACTATGCGTACTTTTTACCAGCTACATCTGGATTCTATAGTACGTTTATAGGCAAGCAACGGTTTGGACCGTATGTCGATCCGACTCGTATTCCTGCGAGCTTTGGACCATTGGGTATCGAAGCGTTGAATTATCTCAATCCCAATGCGGCATTTTATTACGATCATTGCTTATATTCAGCAGGTCATGCTAACTTAGATATGACTAAAAAGGATGACAGTGAAGATATGTTCCGCAACCGAGATCGTACTACTAGCTGGGTAGTTGGCGACTCAGGTGGATTCCAGATTGGTAAAGGTGTGTGGGAAGGCGAGTGGAGAGATCCTAATGGTCCAGAAGTTGCCGCTAAATGGGCAGAAGTTAATGCACTGGGAGTAGAGCTTGTTCCGCAATTACATCCTACAGGCCATCCAAAGACTGATAAGAATGGCAATCCTAAGTTTACCAAAGTAGATCATCCTAAACTGTATCAAGCTAAATTAGATGCCGCACAGAAAAAACGTGAACAAGTACTAGCATGGATGGATGCATATATGGAATATGGTATGGTACTTGATATTCCGGCTTGGGTAGAGCGCAGTCCAGAAGGACGTAAGGCTACAGGTATTGAAACATATCAACAAGCCGCAGATGCTACCAAGTATAATAATGAATACTTTATTAAAAATCGCACAGGTTCATGTAAGTTCTTAAACGTTCTACAAGGTGAGAATCATACGCAAGCTGAAGATTGGTATCAGCAGATGAAAGACTTCTGTGATCCCTCTAAGTATGACAAGCCATTTAACGGGTGGGGTATGGGTGGACAAAACATGTGTGATGTTCACTTGATTCTTAAACGTCTTGTGGCTCTACGCTTTGATGGATTGTTAGAACAAGGACATCAGGATTGGATGCACTTTTTAGGTACAAGCAAATTAGAATGGGCTGTATTATTAACAGATATCCAACGTGCTGTGCGTAAGTATCATAATCCAGATTTTACTATCAGCTTTGACTGTGCTAGTCCATTCTTAGCAACTGCTAATGGTCAGATTTATATGGCTACTGAAACTCCGCCTGCTGACAAGTGGGTGTATCGTATGCAAGCGTCGGCTGATGATAAAAAGTATTCGTCAGATACTAGACTGTTCAAAGATGCAGTAGTACAAGACGGAATCTTTGATAAGTTTGAATCTAGTCCTATCATGGATCAAATACAGATGAAAGAAATTTGTATCTATGCCCCAGGCGACCTAAATAAAGTAGGCAAAGAAGGACGCACCAGTTGGGACAGTTTTACCTATGCTATCATGATGGGCCATAATGTTTGGATGCATATTAACGCTGTACAAGAAGCTAACCGTCAAAGCGACCTAGGTTGTATTCCAGCAATGATGGATGCTACTACATTAGAAGGCAAAACTAGAGACTATAGCCCATTACCTAACAAGTTCAAAGATATTGTTGATTTAATCTTTAGCATGGATAATAGAAAAGATGCAATGGATGTAGTAGAACATTACGAAGGCTATTTTGATCGCATTATTGGCACTAGAGGAAATACCGGTGATCGCATTACTAACGCAACTGCTATGGCCAATGTGCATATCGAATTTGAGGGTAATTTGACTATGGAAAAAGTAATCAAAGAACCTACAAAACCAATCTTAAACGAATCACTATTTGAGGTTTAAATGACATTACCAGATGAAAGATTTCGAAGCATACAAAAAACAGAAGAGTTTTTGCAGGATCTAATGAATCCTCAAAAAACTCCGCGTCTGCCTAAAGAAATCCGTGAACGAGCACGTTGGTGTTTACGTCACTATCCCAGTTATCATAATATGAAAGAATTAGAACGTGCGGCTCCTGAAGTTATAACTGAACGTATGGAGGATGTGCAACGTATGATCAAATACTGGGAAGAAGGGAAAAAATTTACAAATGAAACGTGAATATACTAGTGGTACTAGCGAAGATGTAACATTCTTTATTGGTACCGAAATTGAACGTACTCCTGCATTTGGAATGCAAACTCTGTTTGTAGTAGGTGTACATGATCCTAAGATTGTTCTACATATTGCCAATGACACCCAAGCACTTCTAGACGAGAGCAAACGCATTAAGCATATCTATTTTGGTGCTAATCAAAGTTTCAAAACTAATGGTGTGAATGATGTAGACACTTGGCGTCCATGGGAATACATGATACAGGACTGTTTAGAAGCTGGATATTGGTGTACCTTGGACTTTGATATTTGTGAGCATGAAGGTCTCTTAGAAAGTGGTTTAACCGAAAATCGTAGATTTATTCCACAAATTAGTGTAAAATTGCCTTATCTAAACCAACTAGGATATAACGCTACAATCAAGATCGATGATAAAGACTTTGATGCAACTAATCCGGGGGTGTGGTGTGTACCTATTGGTGCTATCACACAACGCAAGTACTTTACCAATTGGGATGAATATACAAAAGACGAGATTATCAAATGAAAAAACGTTCTCCATACAATAACTATGCACCAGTATGCTCTGCACCGGACTGTACATCAAAAGTAAGTTATCATAACTTAGATAAAGGAAAAGATGGATCTGCAAATATTAAATGGAAGAACTGTTGTGAATCTCATAGAAATGAAAGGAAATCAGAAGTGGATAATTGGAAATTAAAACAAGGGTGTTCAAACGTAGATGCACATCACGGATTTAAGTGTACTGCAACCATTATGTATCCCGAACAGTTGGACATAAATCATATAGACGGAAATCGTCATAACAATGATCCAGCTAATAAAGAAATACTTTGCAAAAACTGTCATGCTCATGTTACAATACAAAGTAAACATCATCTAAACAGATATTCTTACGAAATTGAATTACCCGGCTCACTATGGGAACCTGCATAATGAAAACTACAATACGACAAGACATTAGACCTAATAAAATGATCTGGGTCACTTTCCAGAAAGAAGGTATCCATGCTTATCCGGCGGCCGCCACTGATTCAAACTTAGCAACAGGAGATGAATATGATGTATCGTTTTTGGCTACTCCTCATCGTCATATATTCCATTTTCGCGTTTGGCTTTCAGTTACCCACAACGACCGTGATGTCGAATTCATCCAGTTCAAACGCTGGTTGGAAAATTTATACAAAGATAGTATACTAAAACTAGATTATAAGAGTTGCGAAATGATGTCAGATGATTTATATGACATGATTTCACAAAAGTATCCAGACCGTGAGGTTTGGATTGAGGTCTCCGAAGACGGAGAAAATGGCAGTTTCATCAAATATTAAAAAGAGGCTATAATGGCTAAGAACTACAAAGAAATCAGTTACTTTTCAACACGCCCTGATATCGTTAAGATTTTTGACGATCTTGAGGCATTCCATAACTACTGTCGCTTGGAACTACATCCATTTGACGAAAGCCATCTCTATAATAGAGAAAGCTGGGTTTGGCGTAACTTTGAAAAGAGCAAGCGTCCTAAGAAACCGTTCACAGGTGAACGTAAGCCATACTTAGGCAAAAACCCACGGTACAATAACAATGACCGTATTCCTAGTTGATTTAGAAGCTGTTGAGACAAGGTACACGGGACAATGGAAATCTCATGTACCTAATCTCTTACGAAAGGCAGGACACGATGTTCAAATTATCTCTGGCCCTACGGATATTCCTACAGCCACTACTCCTGGTGCTTTTCTTAATTTTGGTGGCAC